ATACTCAAGCAGTTCCTTACTAAAATAAGTTTGGAATTGTGCATCAAGATTATCAGTAGTCGTTAGCATATTAGCCATAACTTATAACCCCTTCTAATATAATATTAATTCATTATTATATTAATTGTGCATTACCGGAATATCCTCAACCCCGCGCCCGAATCGTCGGCTTGCTGTAGCGCATCAAGAAGTTTCCCCTTGATCTGCTCCTGCGAACCTTCACTCGGACCCTTCGGCGCGGCTTCGCGCCCTGGGGGAGAACCGGTAACACTTGTTTGTTGTTTTAGTTCCTCGATCTCAGCCTTGAGATCGCCATTAGTTTTTTCCAGTGACATACTTTGCTTGTCTCCCAGGTTGGATTTTGCAATCGCGACTGCATCCTGGATCCCCTCGGGGTAACCCCGCAGGAATGGGCGTTGCTTCAGGACTGCTTCAACGCCATGCGTCAAATCAGATTCCTCCAGGAGGTCCGGGTGCTGCTCTTGAAGATCCTTCAAGTTGCTATTCCACTCGTCCTTGACCCCTTCAAACCCTTCATTGACTTGCTTCTGCTGTCTTCGTTGCTCGACCTCTTGGGCCTTTTCCTCTGCGAGTTTGGCGAGTTCCTCTTCACCGTCCTCGGTGTATTGGTTCGCCAATTCCCGGTACTCATCGGGGGAAGTCTGATCGTCAGTATGCTGTTGCTTCTGAGCTTCAAACTCCTCCACCTCTTGCTTGAGTGCTGCCTTGTCAGCGTTGAGTTTATCCCAACCCTTGTTCAGGCGCTTCTCAGCTTTCTTTTCCCGGTTGCTCGGTTCTTCACTGGTTTCCTCGGTCACCTCCGCTTTCGCTTCGGGTTCCGGGTCTGGCGTGTCGGCAGTTTCTTCCGACTCAGATGCGTCCGACGCGAGTTCTTCGGACTGTATTGGGGTTTCCTCGCCAGGGGGCGTGTCGGCTACCTCAAGGGCTGCCAATAATGTTTCACGCTCCCCATTCCTCTCATCGTTTTGTGGTTCTTCTGCCATGACTATTTTTCCATGTTGTCCAACCACGCCAAATCATCATACGGCACGTCCGGGCGGTGACCTGGTTCGGTGATCACCGGTTTTGCCATCAGCGCATCAAGTGTCGCCACAGCGCCCCTAAAGCCTGTCGCATATCCTGCCCTGAATGGCAGATCGTCACCCGCCCTTGACGTACCGTCCAAGGATTGCTGTACCGTCATAGACAAGAGCGTGACCCTCAAACGCTCCCCAGTTTCCCCTTGGAAAAATTTCCTCAACCCCTCGGCATCCTCCGGGCGCCACTCAGGCATTGCGTCCTGGTGCCATGACGCCAGGCGTACAAAATTTATGGCTGCCCGCAACTTACGCAGCATATTGTGCCTCCGCAGGTTGTTGCTCAAAAGGAGCGGGTTCATTCATTGCCGCGGCTTCAGGCATCATCTCTGGGCCCGCCGCGGGTGCCCCCATCCCTTGCGGATCGTCCGCTGGTTGCTCGGCAGCCATCAGTCCGGCAATCTCCGCCTCGATCTCCTTGGCGGCTTGCTTGTCCTTTTTGCGCAACAGATCCATGTGCGTTTTCATATGCTCCTGGATCCTCTGCATCTCCATTGGCTCAACTTGCCGGCCTGATTTGGATGATAACTGGATATAACCCAGCATCGTCCGAATGTGTGTGGCATGGTCATCCAAATCCTTCACCACCGCCGGGAATCCGAGCCGCATGAAGGTTAATTCATTGGCCTGGTCCTCTGCCTGGTCTGCCATCTGCAAACCTGGGTCGGCGTACAACCGGCGCACCAGCGCCACGTCATCCGCCTCTAAAACTGACTTGCGCAACTCGCCCTGGTCGATCCACGGGTCGTTGGCGAACATCTGCATCCGGGTCACTGCCCGCCGGTAGATGAAATCTCGGTTCACGCCATCGGCACTGCCGGTTGGGCGCACATTGTACTCCTCCTTGAGCGCCTCGGCGCCAAGTTCCTTCACGGTGTCGATGTACCAATAGTTCAGGCTGCCAGCAGAGTGTTTGCGCAACAAGTTCCACGCCTGGTTGTACAACTTACCCAGGCCGATGCGGAATATGCGCAGGCGCAGGTCACTGCTCTGGCTGAACAGGTTTGAAATCTGGTTTATCTCAGTTGCCGTCCGCCGCTCGGTGTTCTGCAAACTTTGACTCATACCAAAGTCAGGTGTTGCAACCCGTTGCTCCGCAATGTCGCGAGTGAACATCATTGTTTGATCAAAAGACACCGGCGGCGGCGGCATCTGCACCGGCTGAATGTCGTAAGGTAGTATTTGTCCTGGCGAAAATCTCAGGTTAGCCGCGTTGGGGATCTCACGGGCGGAACGGAACAAGGGACGGTTAACGAGCGTCATATAATCATTTTTCTCGTTCATCAACTTGCACAGTTCCGCCTCATGGACTGCAACTATCTCGGTAACCCCCCTTGGCGAGTACCACCTGCCGTCCTTGATCTCGTACTCGAACTGACAGAACGGCGGCATTGAATAATATTCCTTACCCAACTTGTAAGGCTTACGAATATCCTCACCAGGTTGGAGCGGAGAAAACGTCTCGCACGTCCATACTCCAGAATCGTCCCGTGACCATGTTTCCCAGATGATAATATAATTATCTTCATTGTACGTGAGTCCCTCACGCTGGTACTGGGCCTGCACCTTCTGCCGGTCACCCCCTATGTCGGTGCCGGCGCCGGTGATGCGCTTGATCAATTCGGGATTCTGGTTGAAAAGTTTGTTTCGCTTGTAAGCGTCCGGTGAGTAGTGCTGCACATGCACGATCCGGTCCGCATCCTTGATCGAGCGTGTCCAGGTGGGCACAATGATGTGCTGCGGATCCACTGACTGAAATTGCAACTGCTTCTTGTCGGGATCCCAGTAGGATTTCATCACCCCTCGCCCGCTCATCAGCATGAAGTCGATCACCGAGAGAATTTCTGTCTCCAGGTTGGTGTTCTGCTTCATCTGGTAGTCGAACCATTGGCCGGCAGCGTTCGCATACGCCTGGGTCTTGTCCCTTACAGGAGAGAATTGTGCCAGCAAGTCAGTGGCAAATATTTGCTGAAAGTAAAACGGCGCCAGGCGCATGATCACCGTATCGGAAAGTGGGAAGTGCCCGTCACTGGCACCCGGCCATGGCTTGTTCTTGCGCCGCAACCCATTGTGCCGCATGCGGTAGAACATGGATTGCCTGGAATCCCATTGCGCACGGTCCTTGAGATCATCCAGACATGCCTGGTGCAAGTCTTGACGTGATAATTTGCCCATCCCTGTAATAATGGACGTAATTAACCCCGCACTTGCAACGGTTAATGAGTCAATTGACACATTAACGTGGTCAGCGTGGGTCGCCTCAATCGTCTGACACTATAAGGAGGTGCATATGGATATATATTTCTTCATTAACTTCGGTGGATGGTTGGCTGAGATTCTTTCACACCTTGCAGTGTGTGTGATCGCACTCGCCGCCTGTGTCGCGACCCATAGACTGGGTAAATAAAATTGGAGTCCCCGAAAGGGGACGACAATTTTCCCTTAATACCCGATGTCCATCCCCTCAAGCAGGGGATCACTGCCGGCGGACGCTTCCTTGAAAACTTCACTCATACTTGGGCGAACATACTCCATCAGCATGTCATCAATGGCACCCTTGGCTGCCACCGCCAGGATAACTGCGTCCGCCCGGTCAGGTGAAGCCAACCCGCGGCTCTTCATCTCCCCCTTACTCTCCAGATTCAACTTGCCGTTCTTGTTGGCGTAACATCGCCGGCTCGTCAACTGTTGTTGCAACACCTCATCATCAGGCAAAATAATCTCGCACTTGTCAATCAACCTGGCAGTGGTGAACCACATCTCTGCCGAGCGATTTGTGTAAGCCTCATGGTCCTGGGCCCGCCCACCAAAGTTTACCCGGTGAGTGTTCCACCCGGCCTCAACCAGGGCATCGGCCATGGGCAAACCCAGCCCGCCAACGTCACAATAAATTTCTTCCTCCTTCAGTCCCGCCTTCTTGAACTCAATAATGAACCTGCCCACACTCGCCATGGTGTCCCGGTCCCGCCAGGTGATTACCTTCTCAACCTTGTTCCCCCGCCTAATGCACATGGCGTTCTCATCCCCGCCGCCGGCAAAGTCCACCCCGCAACTCACGTCCTTACCTGACTTAACCGGGGGGTTGGTGACACAATTGTCCAGGACCGGATAGGGAATCACCAAACGCTCGTCATCCATCTCCATGAACTCGCCAAAGACCATCGAGCGAATCAGGGGGTGATCCTTACCCCACCTCTCAAACTGTTCCTGGATCCATTCCTCACTAATGTGTTTGCAGTCATAGGCACTCACCTTATGGGTCGCCCACATGTGCTGCTGCTTGTTGAAGATCCGCCAGAACTCACCACCGGTCCCACCGGGACTGCTAATTACCAATTGCCGGGTAGGTTGACACCTCGCCACCGCCTCATATATCCCATCATTCACCGTCTTGGCCTCATCAATGATGATCATCAGGTTATCGGCATGCCAACCCTCAAACCTGCCGGGGTCGTCCGTACTAAATCCAATAATCCTACTGCCCGTACTCGTCACCAGGTCAGTCTGGTTCACCTGGATCCCCCAACCCTTGACCTTCGCCGCCAGACTCCTGATGCAAGGCCACATCTGCTCCTTAACCTGCCGGTATACCCCGGAAGTAGTAATCGTAATGCTGTTGGGATAGATCAATGAATGCCATAACGCCGCAGGCGCCGCCAGGTGGGTAGTCTTCCCACTGCCATTGGCCGCCCTCACCGCTACCCGGCTCTTACCTCCCTTACCCGTCACGCTCTTCATGGCTTTCTTCTGCCAATCATACAACTCCAACCCGAATATCTGCTTGGAAAAGTTCTCCAGGTCAGTGACCGATGGATCCAGCTTCTTAACCTTGGTGGTGGTACTCATTGTTCACACCTATACCCCATCCGCCAAAGGAGTTTAGCTATGTTTGCCGCGGCAGCGTCCACCCACTCCTCCTCATCCGCTCCCTCCTCCGAGAACAGCTTCTCCCTCAAGCTGGGGAACTCCGCATGGAGGCTCTCATGGATTATTACATCCAAACGCTTATACCCGCGCAACCTTGGGCTAATGGTGATAGACTTCTCATCCCGGCAATCAGGTTCCGGGTAGCAGCACAACCCATTGATCTCCTCAATGCGTATGTCAAACTTGCCCGTGCTAAACTTATGCGTCCGCACCTGTGATTTCTTAACCTTGGTGGTGGTACTCATAATTCCAGAGGCAAAGCTAGTTGCGGGTCCACCCAATTAAGTGCGCCCGATATATCCCCATCAAGCAGGGCATTGTAATTCAAATAGTCTGCCGCACTGCTTTTGTACCTAAACAATCCGCTATGCTGCGGGTGGGCAAAGGCAAACATTCTTGAATAAAAAGACGTGTAGGCATCATTGATACGGAATCCATCGTCAGGATCCCCAACGTCACATGCACTCCACCGCAACTGTTCAATCAAGGCATTCGGCCCAGCCGAGCCTGTTCCCTTTTCGGCAGTTCTTAATGCTAGTTCCTCATAAGTCCTCCACATCTGCGGATTGGCAACATGGTGGTCTATGAACCGTTTAGCTAAAATAAGATTCCCATTCATCTCTTCGAACGCTCCTTCCATCTCTCCACCTCAGACTCCAACTCAGCAATCCTCTGATCCTTCTCATCCATCTGCTGGGCCAAACTGTCCAGGTAGAACCAAAGGTCCAACACCTCAAACCTAGCCTCAGTGATCAAGGCCGGATGCTCATCAAGGTTGGTGTGCTTACCCCTCTCCTCCGCTTTCGCCTGCCCCTCATCATACTTGGGCCTGGCCATCTGCTTAAAACACATAATAGCCTGCTCCTTGATCTCATGCGGTGTTCGTCGATCACTCATGACTGTCTAATTCCTTTGTCGATCATTATTGGTGGTTATTGATTGTCTATGTGGGGAATTCGCGAATTAATCACAGTCCCTGTTTTTGTGGGGTTAAGTGGTAAATAATTTCTTATATCAGGGCGATTTCCCGCGTGTGAAATTGGGGTGTAACGAGAAATCGCATTATTTGTGACTTGACTGTATCGGTGGTTAAAAACTGTTTTTAAGTAGGTGGGGGTAAGAAAAAGCCTTACGCGAGGCATAATATGGGGGTGGGGGGGCAGCAATCGCTCCGCGGCGCTGGGGTGCCCCACCCCCTCAAATCCAGGAACCAGGTCACCACCACCCCCCTGGCAGTGCCTAGCCCCGGCGCCATCTCGCCCCACAAATTGTGGGGTCTGAGGGCGATGAGTGTTAGCGTATGTGTTAGCAGCAATCACTTGAGCCTTATATATCAATGGTATCTGGTGCAGAATCAGGGGATTCCTTATCCCCCGATGCGTCCCGGTCCTGCCTGGCGCCGTGCATGCCGGCCAACATCTCCGGGCTTATCTGGGTCTGCATCACCACGCCGGCAACCTGGTGCTTACTGTGTGCCGCCCACTCGCCCGGAAAGCGGCGCTCAAGGACTTCCAGGGCAAGCCGAGGGTTCTTTGCCATACCTGCACGTACAACGCCATACAACTCATCCTGGGCCACTGCTTGCGCACGCACAAGGGAGTCGGCGAGGTCACCCCACTTCTTCTTCCACTCACCCAACGTGGATCGATGTATTCCGGCCAACTGCGCTGCCCTGCTCTCTGGCAATCCAATCGCCACATTACGTAGGATGGCCTCGACGCATCTGACGGTGTACTTGTTGGGCCCGGAAGCATCAGTGCCTTTGACTGCCTTCTCATTTTCCCGTGCGCTGGCAGGGATAAGATCCTTCACATCAATCCTGCTTGGATCTGGCGTTGCAATCAATGCCTTGGCAGTCAAGATGGAGTTCCCTGGTTTCTTTCTCGATTTCACCCTTTTTCTTGGTTTTTCGCTATTCATAGTCAAATTCCCCTCAACCGGACTACGACAGAATTAATCCCCCCCCTTTAGGGGGATTAATTTTGTCTGTCGTTCCGAACGACATAATTAACGACAACGACATAATAGTTTTGTCGTAGGTCGGTTAACCCTTCCAAATAAGGTGTCCTTGCTCATTTTCTCCTATATCTCCATTTTTCATTATGTTCTCTATTCTGCGTTCAAATGACCTTTGTCCGAGTTCCCCACCCTTTGCCAATTCCTTTGCCAGGGCGGCAATGGTTGGGTAAGCCTTACCGGGTTCGATGAGTGTTTCCTTGTACAACTTGAGGGGCACATCCTTCTCTGGTCTACCTGCTGACCGCTCCTCGGGTTCGTAGTCACTGGGTAGCCAGCACAATCCCTTGTCTGAATGCTTCAGGTATATCTGAAGAGCGGGAGGTTGTAGATCATCCTGGGTCATTTGTGCCCGTTTGCCTCTTTTAGCTGCGGTGAGGCGGAATACGCCTTCTGCGCCCCTTTCCCCTTGCAACACCATGATTGCCCTAGCCCAGTTGGTTAGGACGCTTGAGCCTAATCCTGCGTAGCTTATGTCCGCAGTGGTGAAGCCCTTGGTATCCCTGCTGGTCTTTGGTTTGCCGGTATGATGGATGAGATGGATCAAGGTATTGGTTTCCATGGCTATCTCGTCCAGGTGATTGGTGAAGGCGGACATGTCCTCTGATGAATTGGGATCACCTGATAGGTAGCAGAGCAGTGGATCCACCCAGAGCATGTCAGGCTTATGTTCAGCGATCTGGTGCTTGACCTCGGCAATGAACTCCAGCCCCAGCTTGTTGACCAGGCGGATGATGTTCACCTTCTGTGAGGCAGCATCAAAGTCGAGCGTTGGGTATTCCCCGGTTAATCCATCCCTGACACCCTGGACCGTCTCGGCTACGTCACCAAAGTTGTTCTCCTGCTGGAGGATTAGTGACGAGTAGCATTGCTTGGGGTTGATACCAAAGAAAGGTTTGCCGGCGGCCCAGGTGAGTGCGGCTTGCAAGGTAAGCACTGACTTACCCAGTCCACTGCTGCCAACCCATACACATGAGTGCCCGCGGGATAGCCAGCGTTGGCCGAGCATGCAATTGACATCATCCTCCTGCTTGAATGCGAGCAGGTCATCCCAGTTCATGGGTTGCGGGTGGAGTGCTGCGTTTGGATCCTCGTAGAGTGGTGCCGAGTCCAGGGCGAGCATGAGGGTTCCAACATCTATTCCCGCCCTTGACCAGTCATTGAAGTCCTTATGCCCTTCAGGTATCTGAATCAATCGGCACTTGGGATGGATGGAGATGATGTCTGCCTGCCACTTGAGTGCCGGGGATGTATCATTCTCAACGGGATCATTCTGGGTGAACAGGAATGCCTCAGCCTTACCGGGGATGAGTCCCTGCAACTTCTTACCTGTGGCGGCGCCGCGAGTGATCACGATGCTGGAGTTACCTGCCTGCACCTCTGCCCACTTGGTCAGGTCCATGAATGCGAATGCGTCCCATTGGGATTCAAACACATAAACCCGCTCATCATTGGTTCCGATCCACCAGGGTGCGGACTTGCCCCCCATGATCCTCCAACTCTTACCCTTGGTAAAACAGTGGGCGCCATCGACCTTCCCGTTTTGGCGTGGTTGTCTGGGGTTATGGTTCACCGGAAAGGCCAGTAGTCCATCGACAACGCCCACTAGATCATTCTCATGTAGCCATGAGACAAATTCACTTGAATAGCCTCGCCACTCGCATAGGCGCTTGGCATGGGCCGGCTGGAATGCGTCCCGTGCCGGTGCCCACTCAATGCCTGTGGTCAATGGTTCCAGCACCGGGATGGCATCTTCCTGGATGCCGGCAAGTTCCCGGTACTTGCGGTAGGCATCCTTGGTGCCCAGTCCAAGCGCCTGCTGGATGAAGGCGAGTTCATC